AAGTTCTACAGGGCTTATAACTTCCATCTTTACACTTATACCTGAACTCTACCTTTGTTGTCAAGTTCTCTTTTTCAAGGAGGGTAACGAATTCTTGTTGAAGGCGCTCCAAATCATCAGGATGAACATTTGAAAAACCATCAGTGCCAACAAGGTCTTGAGGCTGCCAACCGAACCATTTTTCGACATTGGGACTCTTAAATTTCATAAAGCCATCTAATCCGATTATCCCGATTACGTCAGAGATATTAGATATCATTGAACTATGTTTAGCTTCGCTATTCTTCAATTCTTCCTCTTTCTGTTTGTTCTCGGTGATGTCCTGTAAAATGCAGTGAGTTTGTTTAAATTCCCCATTATTATCATAGCCAATCTTGCCTTCGAAGGCAATAAATAATTTATTGCCATTTTTATGAACCATTTCAAATTCACTGTGAATCTTGCCTTCAGCTTTGAAAATTGGGAATCGCTTAAGGAATCCATCTTGGTAGGCAGGAGAAAGAAAGTCACCAAACCACTTTCCAATTACTTCCTCACGTGTATAGCCAAGGGTATCTAACCATGTCTGATTAACCTCCATGAAATTGCCATCAAAGTCAAGCGCCTGATAACCAAGCGGTGCTTGGTTAAATAGCAATCGGAATCTTTCTTCACTTTCAAATAGTGCCTTCTCGGCTTGTTTGCGTTCAGTGATTTGAATGGTAAGTTCTTTGTTTACATTTGCTTTCTCTGCGTTAGCAATAACTAATTCCTTTTCACGTTTGGCTTTTTCTTTCTCAGCAATGGTCAACAAATCCGACTTTACACTTTTACTCATATCATTTTTCGATTAAGTCTTTTGCAATTGAAAATACATGAATTAAAGTGATTACCAATAGTTTTCAGTTACGATGAGATTTTCCCAGAGTAAAGGTAAATTTGTTAATTGTGATAAACGTTATACAATAACATGAAAAAGTTACATAAATCACACATATTTAAGTATATAATAATGATTTATATAGTACCATGTCTTGCATTGGAATGAAGACCTTTGTACTAAATTATTTATAGGCATTCAGTCTCGTTACCTTTAATCGGAAATAGTATGGTATTACTAACGGAAAGGTCTTTTTTGAATCTATCTTTTCACGATCCCCTGCATCATATTCTTACCCTGCCCAACCCTCCCTGTCGAGATTGCGATAGTTAATTGCTTCAGAGATATGCTCGGCATTTATGTTTTCAGAATCACCCAGGTCTGCAATTGTTCGTGCAACTTTTAAAATCCTGTCATAGGCCCTGGCCGATAGTCCTCTGATATCCATAGCAGTTTTAAGCAGTCTTCCTCCCGATTCATCGAGCTGGCAGTACTTACGTTGCATCGACGATGACATCTGTGCATTTGAGTAAACTCCTTTGACCGATTCGAATCGTTTTGCCTGTATTGCCCTGGCTTTCACAACCCTTTCACGCACAACAGATGAAGGTTCTGTCTTGCCCGAATCGGAGAGTTTATCGTAGTTAACCGGGACTACTTCTATGTGAATATCAATGCGATCGAGAAGCGGACCGGAGATTCTGTTAAGGTATTTCTGCACCATCCCCGGTGAGCACATGCATTCTTTCTCAGGATGGTTATGGAACCCGCATGGACAAGGATTCATTGAAGCCACGAGCATAAAACTTGCAGGATAGTCCACAGTTGACTTCGCCCTGGATATAGTAATTACCCGATCTTCAAGCGGTTGCCTCATCACTTCCAAAACAGAACGTTTGAACTCAGGTAGCTCATCGAGGAACAAAACGCCGTTATGTCCCAGGGAAATTTCTCCGGGCTGTGGGTATGTACCCCCGCCGACAAGGGCAACATCTGAAATCGTGTGGTGAGGACTTCTGAATGGCCTCTTGGTCATAAGTGCAGTGTGATGGTCAATCTTCCCGGCGACAGAATGGATCTTTGTTGTTTCGAGCGCTTCTTCGAGTGTGAGCGGGGGAATTATCGTTGGTAACCTCTTCGCTAACATAGTTTTACCTGCTCCGGGAGGACCGATCATGATAATGGTATGATTTTTGATTGTATTATTTAAATTATTATCTATGAATAACTTATGAGTGAATTATATGGAAGAATTATCACTTTTTCTTATTGTCTCACTTCCAATATAGATACTTGTAATGATTGATATTGCTCCGGCGAGCTCGATTGGGGGATATTTAGTAGTATAAGTTGTTACACAAAATAGTACTGCTCCAATTATAAATGCTATAAATCTTTTACTTTTAAACATTTTATTTTAAACTATCACTTGTTATTAAATGTTGACTTACAATTGTAGCAACTCTCATAAGTTCTTTTGAAATATTTAGATTCATCGAATTTACCGTTTCAATTAGAGTTTCTATTTTATGGTCAGTACTATTAAATCGTTCAGTTATTTCTATGAATTTCTTACTGTTAAATTCTTTTTCAGTTTGTACTTGTTGAGCAAGTAACTGAGCTTTTCCTTCTGCTTCTTTTTGCGCCAAAATCGTTGCTTTTGTACCTAAGTCTTTGTCAGTAATTACTTGTTTAATTTCACTATCTTCTTGAGGTTTTTTAAAGTGAAAGTAAACTGCAAAGATACTTCCAAGTAATCCTATCACAAAGATTATATTTGATGTAGTTAATATTGTATCAACTGTTGTTAAAATCATTGTTATATAATATTTTTAGTTGCATAATTATGTCTAAATGTTACATAATTATATATGTTATATATCCAAACATTTTTAGTATTAATATCTAACCCCATCACCAATAGAAAATATATCTTTCACTATTGTAAAGACACTAGTATCACCTTGTTCTATTGTAATATCATAAATATAATCACCTGCTGCTAAAGAAGCATCTGTTCCAGTTCCAGAAAAATGTAATGTACCAGAAGCATCTGTAACTGTTCCTGTCTTAAATAACACAGTTGAAGCATCAGTAGTTTTCTTCTTAACTGTTAAATAAGGAGTATATCCTGTAATGTTGTTTATATTATAAACACTAACATCAAATGAGAATGCGTTATGCTGAAAGATTGGTATTTTATTATCTTGTGTTGCCATTATTGATTGTTATTTTTATATATATTATTCAATTATTTCAGGAGGTTCGATGAGCGTCACTTCAACTTGCGGACAACTTTCTAATAATTCTTTTACGCTTGCAAATACAACATTATCAATTATATCTACAGGAAGTGCAAAACCTTCTACAACTTGAATTGGTTCAAGTGCAGAGTATGAACCGTATTTACCTTTAACTCGGTCTGCTTGTTCCTCTGTCATTAAAATCATTTTTTCCATAATTATCCTATTACTTTTTTAATTGAAAAATATGTGACATCTCCTGGTGTTCCTGTCCTTATTCCGAAATATTCAGTAGCACTTCCACAATTAACTATTTTAGTGAATGTACCCGAACCTGTTACCCCACCAGTACCACTACTAAACTCAATATAAACATTTGCTAAAGCAGCAGTATGTGTTATTACTATTCTATATTGTTCCCCTACAACATTAGCGTTTATAGGTGGTGCTTTCAAGATTAGATTATCTGCTGTTCCACCAGCAAATGTAGCAGTATTATTACTTATAGTCCAATTGCTGGTGGTACTTGTCCATAGTGAATCATCATTAAAATATGGGTCAGGATTTAATTCAGGACCAAGTAGAACACTATCTATATTATCTCTAAAATACTTATTTATGTTATACAATGCTAAATGTGCTGAACCTGCACCATAACCTAAATTACCACCAATAAAAGCGTCACACGCTGTTGCTATTGAAATATAAGTTGGAGTACCACTATTATTGGTACAAAGCATAAATACATTAATTGATGGAACTTCTGCTGACGCTCTGGATGCATTAGCAGCAGAATTTCCATTTACCATAGTTTGCATCATAATGTTTAATCTTTGCTGTCCCATCATTCCAATTCTTGGAATACCCCCAGCCATATATAAACTTGAATTTATATAGTTGAATAACATATTATCAGTGGCTCTAGCATATAAAACTGCTTTTGCACTTGCAGAACTTAAAGCTCCAATTAAACCAGCCCAAGTCCCTATTTGTTGGTCAATCATAGTTATTCCCTGAGAAGCTGAATTTAATGTATAATTAACACCATTAGTTGAAGGATTAAAATTACTATTTAAGTACTTGGTAGCAGCACCAGTAAAACCAAGTGTAGTATTCCAAGCTATACCATTTACTGCTGTAGCATTATATAAATCTCCTTTCCAATTCAATAAACTTGCTTGTTGTGTATGTAAATCAAATCTATAATAGCAATCTAATTTATCCCAGACACCAGCAACCTTTAAGTCAATAATTGTTTTATCAATCAAGTCAGCAAGTAAGGCTGATGGTTGAACACTCATACGAGCAAATAAAGCAAGTGCTTCATCACAATATAAAATTGGTTCAATGTAAACATCACTTATTGAAACAATCCCATATATTTGTGCTAAATTAGTTCTTCCACTTATAATACTTCTATTCACATAACCACTTATAGGAGAACTATTAATCACACCTAATATTTTAGATTGATTGATTTCCCCGTATTTAGGGATATATGTGATTGTTCCAGTAACTGACATTAAGAATAAGTTATTTTATTATATATTCATCATTTAATATGCAACATAAGTTCCACCCGGTACTATCCAATTGCCTACATTGTTCCAATCAGTTGACACGGTGTGAAAATAACCTGATATACTAGGTTTATTATACCAAATTCCTTTGTATTGAAAATGTGTGGTACTTATATAATCAAAAGTCATTAAAGGATAAAAACTACCACTCTTGCCTTGTGATATACCTTTTGTATATGTATAACCTGTTATAGTTACTGTTGCAGGTAATGTTGCAGTTAATGTTCCAAAAGACGGTGGATAGGAATACATACTATCAATTGTAGCAACTGTAGTGAGATATGTATATCTGTTATCTCCGTAATAAAAATGTCTTATGGAATCAAATGTTTGATTAATTGTTGCAGGGTCAATATCAATATATGTCATATTCAAAACTATTGTAATTGGATAAATAGTACCACCTTCTATACTACCATATACAGTTGTACCAGGACCATTACAATATAATCCAGTTAATGCACAACTAGTTAAAGTTCTTGGAGTTGAACCCGGAACTTCAATTTTCCAAAAACCACTCATACTACTATAATCATACGATGGGTCATCTGATACTTCGTGAACTGGTGAATAAAATGTTCCTTCTGATGTTGTTAATTGTAATTTAACATAAGCAGGTAAATTAGAAGGCGGTTTTTCACCCTTTTCAATTTTAAAATAAAGACTGGCTGAACCGCTAACTATCATTCCTTGTTGGTTGTTTGGACAATCTTTAATGAATACAGCAGGTAAAGCATACTTATTATAACCTGCAAAATCTCCCATTCTATAAGGTGCTCCACCACTAGGGGAAAATAAAGCGTTATGATTGACTAAAGAACTAGTGCATAATTCAGATAGAACATTAGTATCTTCTCCCAAAACATTTTTTATATTTGTTATAGTTATATCTGATACTTCAAATGTTTTTGTTGTTGCGTTCCAATTACTTATCGTACCAATCGTCTGATTACTTGATATGGGTACATATTTGCTACCTGTAGGAACTGTTACTATTTTTCCCATTAATATTCTTTATTTTTATAATATTCTAAATCTTTTCTTAAACCGTTAATTTGTTTTTGTTGTTCCTTGATTGCCTGAATAAGCACTGGGATTAACTGCACATAATCTACTGCTTTATAATCCTCATAAATTGGATGAATTAATTCTGGAAGAACCTCTTCTACTTCTTGCGCAATAAGTCCAAAGTTGTTTCTTTCATCTTTTGCCGAGTTAAGTTCTTTTGCTTTATCATTCCATTTAAAAGAAACAGGTTTTAGTTTATTGATTATGTCTAAAGCAGAGAATGGTTTTATGTCATATTTAAGGGTCTCATCTGAAGAATAGTAAGCTGTTATTTCACCAGCAGCATATATATTATTTCCTGAATAAATATAACCAACTGCGTGTATATAACTACCTGCTGATATATTACCACCAACACCAATACCACCAGTTGCTGATGAAAAACCACCTGCTATAACTACAGTTCCTACTGTAACTGCACCATCTACAATTAAGTTATCATTTCCAGCGTCGCTATCTCCTCCAACGTGTAATCCCCCGTTAATAGAAAGCTTTGAACTTGGTGCTGTAGTTCCAATACCTACATTACCACCGTTAGGCTGTAATGCAAGTTTTTTAGTTGACCAAGATGTATTCTTACTAGCTGTTTGTATAACGCCACAATCAACAGTATCATCCGTACCTAATTGTAATTCAGTATATACATTAGCAGTATTAGATTGAATTGATATACCATAACTATTTTCAGTAGCATATGCGGTATTTTTTAAAATTGTAAGTTTTCCGTTATCTGGTGTTATAGTTCCAATACCTACATTACCATCATTGGTTATTCTCATTTTTTCCGTTGCATCTGCGCCTGTTGCAGTACCAAAAACCATATCAGCATTGTTAACATAATAACCTGATTGTTGAACCATTTTTATAATTCCCTGTACACCATTATATGCTGAATTAATAATATCAAAAGATAATCCTAAACCATCATAATCTGCTTCTGAACCTGCAGGGTTACTGTTTGTACCACCTCCACCTATAGAAAGTCTATGACTTGGTGTAGTAGTTCCAATGCCGATATTACCTTCTTTAATTCTCATATCTTCATACACAACACTATCCCCGTGTCTGGTTCTAAATATCATATCTTGTCTCCAAGTGTCTCCACCTTGGTCAAGTACATCTATACTTCCAGATTCAGCATTATTGAAATCACTAAACATAAGTTTTAAATGTACAGGAGTCGCTACAGAACCATATGTTGCTGTTTGTATATTTACAATTGGAGTAGGTGCTTTTATATGTAATATTGTTGAAGGTGTAGTAGTCCCAATACCAACATTACCACTTGTGGCTAATACTAACTGATTTGCATTATTAGACCAAGTACCAAGTATTAAAGCCGATTCTGTATTAGTACCAGCATAATCTGTGTATATCTTAGCTGGTGAGTTACTGCCTGGTCTTAACCAAAGTCTATTGTTATTTGCAGTATTCTCAGAAAAAATAGTAATACAATCAAAAAACATTGGGTCTGTTATAGGGGCGTAATCTGCTATGTTCGCATTTGCAGCAGTTCCAAAGGTTCTATATGCTAATTTATTAGTATTTAACCAAGCAATTGAAGTATCTTGTTGTCCTAATTTAGTTGCTATAGTAGTAGCAAAGTTAGGGTCATCACCTAAAGCATCACCTAATTCTTGAAGTGTATTTAATGTACTTGGAGCAGCACCTACTAAACCTGCCAATCCATCTGCTAATTCAGTACTATTAATAAAATACACACTATGTGCTGAGTTATTATGAGATGCTGGTGCAAATGTAGAAGGTTTATCAGTTAAATCATTCCAACTGCTAACACCTCCTGTTGAAGCATTCAAATATCCTCCACTCCAAGTTAAACCTGTTCCTATTGAAGCTTCTTTAAATAATCCATTTCTCCAATCAGGAAGTGCTGAAGGTGCTGAAGTGAATGCAGCCACTTCACCACCTGCATAAAAACTAAATGGAGTTCTGATTGAGTTTGTAGAAGCTTCAAAGTAGAATGCTAAAGACGAATCAGTAAATACTGGAAGTTTAACATCAGTTGAACCACCACCACCAAATGAGCCACCGCCTGAACCACCTGAACCATAGACTCCAGAACCTACTTGCCCATCGCGCCTTACTGGCAAAAGTGGATATTGAGTTATATTTATAGACATATTTGCAAATTATTTTAACTTAGAAATTCTCTTGTACTTGCGCATTCAATCATTACGCAATTCATATTTTCATATCTGTCATTATATGTTCCACCAGCGATATAAAATGCTTTTGGATTATCATTTTCATCATAAGAATATGTACTATCCTTAATTAATTTTGTAGTTACTCCGAGTAAGAAATCTTTTACATTTAAAGTTCCTGTTAATTTACTCCTTGGAACTTTATATTGAGATAATAAAGACTGAGACAAAAGGTCAATTGTATTATGTATTGTTACATCTGTTCCACGATATAATCCTACTATATTAGTACCAGATACAGTTTCATCAAGGCCTGAAAATGCTCCTCTTGATACACCATAAGGTCCGGTTCCATTTGTTAATTTTATATCTGTAGGTTTTTTCTTCATATTAACAATACTATTTATATCTGCAGTTCTTAATATGCCTGTATTTGATATTTGTATTTTATTTGAATCTACAATCTGTAGACTTATATTTTTAATAATAATATTTTTTATATAAGCTTCCGTTGAATTTGAAATCCAATCATCTCCTAATTCCTGTCTTATAAGTGGCGGCACTATAGCACCAAATGCTGCATCTGCTGGTATATTAATAAATATAGAACCGCTCAATAAACCGGTTCCTGAAACAACTGCATCAGAAATTGGAATGTAAATCATAACAGTTGTCCATCTATCATCAATTCTACTTAAATCAACATTTTTTAAATATGCCTTTTTTCTAACCCAACTCATATCATTTGTAACCCATACAAGTTCATAGTTTGCATCAATTTCTCTTACGTATATATTAGAGGATGCAGTAGTATCTTGCCAACCTGAACCATTCCACCATTTATCACCTATTTTAATTTCAATACCTTTTAAATATAAAGTATTGATAAATATTTCTCGTTCACCAGGAGTAAGTATATTGGAGTCGTTTTTTGTATTTACATACACATCCATATTCAATTGTAATTGCAAATTATCGTCTTGTTTTATATTAGATTGAGGAAATGTATAAGAGAAACTGCCAGATGCACCAGGAACTTGTTTTATATAAAATGTAGGGTCATCTAATTTTACAAAAGAATCATTTGCTTGTATTCCTTCAAAACTTGCGGGATAAGTTAACGTCCAGTCTTTCATTGTAACTGGACTAAATATGTTATATGTTATACTATTATTAGTATAAGGAATACTAGGACCATAGGATGCATTTTCTGTAGTAAACCCATAAGTATAACCTGTAAAACTATAAGGGTCATAGTTAACTTTTATTTGATTAAAGGATGGAATAATATCTAAATTAGAACCTGTTTCAAACCAATTTATATCTTTATTTGAAATATCAAGATAACCCCCAAGAGTTAAAACATTTTCTGTAAACATTGCTGTATCATACACTTTACCTTTTGCAGTATTGTGAAGATTTATTGGGTCAATAATATAAATATTTGTACCTCTAAAACTCATTGATAAACCAAGTGCACCGAATATTGAATTAAGAACTTCTCGACAAGACATTGCAGTTAAATTTTCATCAACATAGTTTTCATTATTTACTTTCAATTCTGCAAATAAATTATAGTCAGATGTTTTTGTATTCAAATCATTATTGGTGTAAATATTATAGAATGCAATAATTAATTTACTTTGAATATTATTCAGAACTTGTCCAATTGTTTCAAACCCTGTATATAAAGTACCATCACTTTGTTTATAATAGTACTCATCAAGTAATGCCATTCCATCATTACATTCTATAGTAATTTGAGAAGGCACATTATAGCCAACACTATAACTTTCACTATATAATCCGGTATTTATAAATCCTTGCCAAACTAGATTAACCCCACTTACACCGTTATATATTTTAACCACATATTTTTGTGGGTCAATAGTAAATAATCCAGTTAAAGTTAATGGAGTAGAAATTACCTTAATAGTAGCGCCGGAACCTGTTGTAGGTGCATAAATATTATTTACATCACCATTGAAGGAAATATTTAATGGGTCTCCAGTAGAAGTTAAATAAATAACATCACCACTATAAGTAGCATCTTCTATATCAATTGTTGTAATTCCTTGACTAAGACGTTTATAATTTATACGATATTTTACAGCCATTACGAATAACTATTTATTTTTCGATTTTGATAATCCATATAACCTTGTAAAGAACCGTTTTGAAATTTAATTAAAACTGTTCCACCACTCATCATACTGGCAGATTGACTATTGGAAAACACTTGTGAACCTCTGGGAATATTAACAAGTTCGGGCCCATTTTCACCAACCATAGATAAACCACCTGGTGCAAAGTTTGTTCCGTTAGCAAATCCGAGAACACTTTTTAAGCCTGAACCAAAAGAAAGAAGTCCTTTTGCAGCGCCAGATTCAGGAAATAAAACTTTTAATGCGATAAATACAGCAGCATAAGCAGCAACTTTTATTGCCATTTGTTTTAACATATCTTCAAAAGCTTTTGCCATTCCTTTCCATCCACCCTCAATTGAAGCAACCATAGTTTCAGACATTCCTTGTATTGTTCCCATTTGATTTTTTGTTAGTTCTGCATATTTAGTTTGTTCATTATATATTGCAGGCCAGTTTATAGTTGGAGTTTTGAAACCACTTGTAAGATCAACCTTACGTGGTTTATATATACCACCATCTAATGGTTTACTTTGACGACCTAATAGTTCAGGTCTGAGATATTCATCATTTAAATCTTTAACTTCTTTGGCCAATTCCTTAGTTGCTCCAATTTCTAATCTTGAATCCTTCATTATAGCAGTATTATACCTCATTTGTGCGTTATACTTAGCATCTTCAGCTGTTGATTGAAAATTGTATAATAAGACAAGATTATCTTTTTCACCACGTTCAAGTTTTTGCAAAGTCATATAAGAATCTACTTGTTCTTGTGTAAATCCTGCCTCTAACATTCTTGTTTTAGCAATTCCTTCTTGAGTTTCTAGAGCACCTTTTTTAAAGTGATCATAATATGCAGTTGCAACACCGTAAATAGTACCCATTTCACTAGTTTGTTTATCTGTCATATCTAATGAAGTTTTATATGCTGTCATAGCAGCTTCAACTTGGACTTTATTTATAGATACCCAATTTTGTTTTTCTAATCCTAATTTTTTATCTGCAAGTGCTTGTGATTTATTATTTATTTTCTCTTCAATTACTACAATTTGACTCCATATATCTGCACGTTCTACTTTAGTTTTAGTCATATCAGAAGCAGCTTCTTTTAACTGGGCACTTTGTCTTTTCAAACCTGCTATTTCCCAATTAGAGAATGCACTAAAAACTTCTAAATCATCGAATTTCTCTGCTAATTTCTTTGCTGCTTTATAAGTTTCATCAAAACCTGAAATTATATTACCAAAACTTGCAGTAGATAGATTTCTTAATAAACTTTTAAATCCACCCTCTAAACCTGCAACAGTAAACTCTAATTTATCTGCTCCACCTTCTGTAGAGTTCATTGCTTTTTTGGCAAAATCAAGTGCACCGGCAACCCCTCCAACAACAGCACCCATCTTCATAAATGCAGATGTTACTTGTGTACCAACATCCGTTGTGTTCTTTCCATAATCCTTTAAGTGTTCTTTAGACTCTTTTAATTTTCTGATAAGTTCAGCATTATTTGCAGTCAGGTTTAAATTTAAATTTGCTGGCATATTGATTGATTATTTTATATCTTATATATTCATAATAAAAAAAGGGGTTAATTAACCCCTGATACTTTTCAATGAATTCCAATCTAATGGTTCATCTTCTTTATTTTCTACTATTTCATCTGAAAAATTCATTAAAGTTAAATCTGAGGGTGAAGTTATTTCTCCATCTTCTTTAAGATTCGGCAACATAAGATAGAATGTTTGAATTCTCATCAAATTTCTTTGTATTTTTAGGTTTGCTTTTTCTTCATCTGATTTATATTTTAATGCAAGATAAATTTCAAGGAGTGTTAATTGGTAATAATCATCTCTACTGATTCCTAATCTGTAAATACAAAATGCGCATAATTCAGTATTACTTAGGTTACTTATTTTTTTTTACCTTCACTTGAAGTTTCAGCAGATTTGGGCAAGAATTTAGGCACCAAACTTATGAAATCAGTATACATTTTATCATTTGAAAGAAACAATGGCATATCTTCTCTTTTTAACTCAAGTTTTTCTCTTGCAACTAAATGTCCTTCTACAAGGCAATGCCAAATAAGAGGTTCGTAAAGATAAATCTTAGAGTTTTTTATTGGACCCAATGATGCATCATCATTACCCATAATTTCCGATAAGATTTCAAACCCATAACCAGTTTCCATCTGAATTTTACCAAAAACAAATGTGCTTAGGAAAATAGGATATTTTTTCCCTTCATATTCAAGAAATTCTACCATATATTATATTATGTTATTTTATCTAGTACTTACGTCCCAGTCACCTTTCATATCACAACTGAAAGTCATAAAATCTTTGTTTCCAGGGTTTGTACCTTTCAAATCAGTAATAGCTACCGTTCCAAGTACAAAAGTACCTGCTGTTGAAGCATTAATAGGTCTGAATTGATAACCAAGTGTCGCATCAGTACTCATTGTACGTAATAGAAATCCATAACCCAATGAACTATCAGCGTCTCCTTGAATGTAACCCTCAAGTGATGCAGTAAGTTCGTGACCACCACAAGATTGGTATGTGTTTTTTAATCCATCTGCAAGTTGAGTAGTTTCAACTAAATTAGTTCCAAGACTATAATTGAAATTTTTGCAATATGTAAACGGTGTTCCTCCCATTAAAAATTGAAAGTCTATTCCTTTTATTTTTCCCATTTTATTAAATTATTTTAAGTTTTTATAATATATATATTCATTCTTAATTTTCATAAAGAATATCGAAGCTTAATGTTTTGTACCACAATTCATAATCATAATCATAAGCGGTTTTGTCCCCGCCGATTGAAGATATGTTTCTTATTTTGTTATCGTCGTAATCTTCAAAATATCTTAACAATTCATCAGAAATTGTATCAACTGTAATATCGTCCGGTGACAAAATTTGAATTGATAAATCATAGTGCTGAACACAATCTTTATGATTCATATCACCTTCTGATGATACTAAACTTTCATCAAAAACCATCCAATTTTTTGTATTGTTTGTTTTAAGAACATTATCATCAATATGAATGTGTCTTATACCGCCAGTAATGAAAGTATTTAATGATGCATCTGAAGTAATACACGTTAAAATATCATCGAATATCATAATAGTGTTTTATTTATTTTTCTTGTTAAACGTTCAACAATTTTGTTGCAATCATTTGAAAAGTTTTCTTCAATGTTTTTTACCATAGGTGCAATTTGTCTATCAATTAAAGGTTCAATTTGATTTTTTGCTTTAATTTGACCTCTGTTTGCGCCTTTTTTTGTTGTTCTTATTTTTGTTCCTGCATCTTCCCACCTAATTAAAAATGGTACTCTCCCAACTAATCCCGTTTTTACACCTATTGATCCGTGTTTATGTATTATAGTACGTACTCCTTTTAAAGGATATAGATAATATAATCTACCTTTATATTTATATTGTACAGCTGATGAAAAACTTGAATACAAAACTTTGATAGGTTTAACAATGTATGTGTTTGCATTTGACCCTAAAACTGAAACAATTACTTTCTTTTCAATTTCTGCAGGTAAAACATCTATCATTTCCAGTGTTTCTTTAAGACCTTCAACTTCATATTTAATTGTTTCCATAATGATTCGCAATTATCTTTAGTATATGGCGTGGTTCTGTTTCAATCACTTCAATTATGTTATACCATTTTTCATCATACAAAATTCTAAATGTATTATCAATTATTTTTGTATCAAGTGTCCATCTAATAGTGAATTCAGTTGTATACAGGTATTGTTCACCTATATTAATTGTCGATACACCTGAGCGAACATAAACACCGGCAAATATGTTACAATATTCCACATATCTAAGTTTCTCTGAAAGCATCGAGGTGATATCTGAAACACCCTGATAAATACTAATTCGTTTATTTAATGGATATTTAAGCATTTCATTAAAGTAATTTGTATTGTTGGCATAAACTATCACATATATCATCATATATGTCTGTTTTATCATACATTCCCAAAGCCTTAAATATGATTGCTTGTTTAATAGGTTGTGGAACATCACTATTGTTATTCCAACCTGTAGTAAAGTTAATAGCCAATAAATCTGTATCTAAAGTAGGGTCAAATGAAATAATAACATTATCATAACTCTTTGTAGTTGTATATGCTGTTACTAAAGTACTGGAATCATTATTTAATATACTTGTGATTGAATTATAATTACCTTGAGGGATAACTAATTCACTTCCAGTAAAATCTTTAAGAGTAATAATGTTACTTGTATATGCAATGTCCTGATTTATAAATCCTTCTCTATCTCTTGTTGCAGATATTAATAAAGAATCGATATAATCGTTATCATCATTTTCATTTAAAAATAATGAAAACGTTCTTTTTATAAGTGCTTCATCACTTGCTAATGTAACTGGGTATGATATTTTTGTTTTTGTTATATACATTTGAATGAATTATTTTAGTATATATTCATAAAAAAAGAGAGAGCTTTAACTCTCTCTTTTCAGAATATTTTAATTGACTAAAATTATGCTATGCTACCGTCTCTGATTGCAAAAGCTCTTTTGTTTGTAACACCGTCATCAACCATCATACGTGCTGTTAATACGATTTCACCTTCTGGTGCTTTTGTGAGATAATCAACTATTACTTCTATTCCGCCCCAAGTTCCAACTGCTACTCTAGAAAAGTCTCCAAAGATAATTTTGTTGGCTGCTAATTGTGGTGCGGAAAATGAAGGATAACCATTAAGTTCATTACCAACCCAAATTGCGGGTCCTGTAGTTGTTCCTAAAGCAATAGTTCTCTTTAAGTAACCTTTAATTGAAGGAGATGTTACGTAAGATGCTGGACGAATACTCAATCCACCTAATGATGCTTCTGCATTTACAATATCTGCAAATGTTAAAGGAGCGCCAGTTGTAACGATTTGAGTTGCTGCATCAGTAAGAATGTTAGCAAAAACATCTTTTACAACTGCATTCCAAAGTCCATCAACAAGGTTCTGATAGATACCATTGTAAATTGCTGGGTTAGTTTGAACCAATGTTTCAGTCGTTATTGTTTGAGTATGTGTAAGACGTCTTGCTGCAAGTAACAAATCTTCAACGTTCATTGAAGCGTCTGCTCTAAAGGTTTCTCCTGGGAAAATTGCCATATCTTCTGCCATTGAAGGAACTACAAAGTTACCATTTAATCCTGGGTAGAATGTTACTCCTAAAGAATGAAGGAATGCTTCACCGGGTGCTAAAACAATATCTACAGAATTAGCAACTGTTTTGTTGATAACATCCGTGTTTGAAGTTGTCATTATTGGGTTTGCGCGGAATTCGAGTTTACCTCTACCATTTACTGCTTCGTTAAGGAAATCTCTGAAAGAAACTCCTAATGTTTTAGTTTCGTTTCTTGCTTCAACTGCAGGTACATCAACAGATTTTGATCTTTCTGCTTGTCTTTTTGCTGTTTCAATGTCAGCACCAAGTTTAGTATATTCTTTTTCAAGATTTGTAACTTGAGTTCTGGTTTCATCAGTCATATCAACTGCTAAAATAGCGTCAATCTGAGATGTAATTCCAGTACGTTTTTCTATAAGTTCATTTAATTTCATATTTGATTTGATTATTTTAAGTTTAGTTTATTATATGTTAGTATATATATCATTGAAAATTCGGAATTTTACTTTTTTCTTTCCCAATTTCTCTTCAAATAGATTCTTGTTATAAAGTCTTCATTAAGTTTCTTACGAGTCTTAACAGATTGTTCAGTTTCCTCAATCTTTTTGAGTTCTTCTGCTTTTCTTGTTTCTTCTGCAGTAATTTCTGCTTCCTTTTTTTCAATTTCATCAATTGAACGTGCAGCAACAGATGTGTTTGGATATGCAGGATGATTAACGGTACTTACATCATAGAGACCATTAAGTTTAGAAACAGTTCTAAGGAATGTACCGTCAGTTCTTTTTTCCCATTTTTGTCCATCATTTCCAATATTAAAAGCGAATGAATTTGCTGATAAATCACCCCTTTGAACCAATACATATAAGTCATTAGCATATGAAACGTTAGGAACTTCTGCCCTGAACATTAACCCTTTATCATCTACACTTAATTTTAATGAACCACTTGAAGTTCTTGCAACAAGTTTTTCATTATTATGATTGTAATTGTAAATAACATCAAGGTTGGGTGAGTTAAGAACTTCATCGAATGCAGTTCTTGTAAGCACTTCATTGAAAGTTTTTCCTTTTTCAGTAAGCAATCTGCTTTCTTGATTAAATAAAGCAGCATAACCAGTGATATAACGTTTGTTATCTTCTTCAATTGATCTGCAATCAATGCCATCAGCGACATTGAAATATCTAATTTCTTTTTCCATTAGTTGATGTTATTTTAGTATATATTAAAGTTTTACACCAGTACTTGCGTCCTGAGTATTTGGTCCACTGTTCAAACTTTCCATTGTTGTCATCTGATTGAATAAATAATGAGAATCGCCACCTTCAATAAATGACATATTTTCAATCTCTCTAACTTCATTCATTGTCATTCCTGCAGTTTTTTGCAATGCTTCATATCTTCTCATTCTTTCTTCAGTTGATAATTCCAAAATTGCATTGGTGTTATATTTAATGCTCATTCCATTATCTATTTCATCAGTTGTTAAAAATTTCATTTCTAACTCTTGTCTATTTGAATTTAATGTATGTGATATAGTACTTGATTTGAAATCGAGTTGAAGTGATTGAATATTAGAATTCTTTTGTGCCTGCATTATATTCAAATAATGAGGTGGAATTTGATAATATGCTGCTATATTTAATGTCGCCTTTTCAATAGTTGCTAAATAAAGAGCATCATTTTGGTCATTTGTCAATTCCTGTATTTCACTATTTCCAGGCAATCTTGGAAATGCAACTATTTGGTCGAAATTACCCGTAACTCGAGTTTTATTTGAGTCTATATGTGTTCCTCCTGCTTCTTTTCTAAATTTATTAGCAGCATCTTCAAGTTTTGCAACATCACCAGATGTAACAGTTGTTTTAAGATATTTTGTAGTCTTAGCATCATTCTCATAATAGTTTGTAATAGTCTTATTGGCTAAATACATTCTTTTAATTTCTTCACTTAATACATTATAAGGTTTTAAAGCAGTAATTCCATTATATGTATCTCTCTTAAAGTGTATAATTTCACTTGAATCAAATATTGATTTAGCTCCATTAGTTGCAAATCTGTACTTAAGATAACCATTTTCAAAAAAAGGCAATCCAACAACTAATGTAGATGGAACAAATTCTAACTCTATTGCACCTGTTTCAGGATCTTTATGTATAATAGCAAATGATTCACCTTCTGTTTGCTTCACCTTTTCCATTGTATGCCAAAACGTATATCTATTTGTATATCCATTTGGATTATGATGTAACATATGATAACGAGGGTCACTCTTAACTACTTCATCAAATCCATCATTTACATCATTATATAAACCAATTGGAATACTTGCAACAGTATTTGCGATTATAGTTGAACATATTTCTATTGCAGTATTGCACGTATATGTAGTTGGAAATACATTCAAAGGTCCGTTTGACATTTGTGTATATCCCACGTAATACATTGTAGGTTGGAATGATGGATTGAACCATCTCTTTACATTATCTGAAAAGCTCATATTTAAAGTTTATTTTACTTATATATCTATATATTCAAGCTTTTTAGAACGCTTGTATATTCGGGTCATAATTTTTATGGAAAAATAGGGCCATAGCATTGTTTAGTGCAATTGCACCGTCTTGACTATCTCTACTTTCATTTCTGAATATCTTAAGATTACCATTAGCATCTGCACTTCGTATTCTTGCATTTTTCCAGTTCCAAGTCATAACTGGGTTGTCGCTATAAATAAGTTTGTCTGAAATTATGGCTACAAGTATCTTACTTAAAGGTTCTGCCATATATTTTGTCCACTGATTAACCTTATAATGTTCACCACAATTAACATCTTCAATATATCGTCTGAATTCGTTCCATCCATAAGGGTCATAACCAATACCAACTATGTTATATTTATCTGATAATTCCTTAATTCTATCAGCAATAAGTTTATAATCTATGTAAGCATCATTACATCGTGTAATATGTCCGTCCTTAATCCATTTAGTTAAGTTCTCTCCACCTTTACGTGTTAAGAACTTTGATTCATTTCCAATCCAATAGTAAGGATATGCTTCCCACTTATCATCTTCTTCAGTATGAAATAGACATACCAAACTTGATAAGTCATTTGTTTTACTTAAGTCTAATCCTAAATAACAATCTTGTCCCAACCATTTTTCTAAATCAACTTTTTGTCCCGCTCTAATACGATGTTCAACACTTAATACTTCTTCTTCATTATAATCAATGAATATATTCAAGTCTTTTGTTTTGAAGTCTGCCTTTGCCTTTGGCGAGAATTGAGCATCATTGTAAAAATCTTCCATACGTTTTAATGGCTTCGTGTGCCCTAGAGATGGATTACATTTATGCCATAGGATATTATTACTTATATCTTCAGGGTCATCTCGTTTATCGAGACAAAACAGGAATGGCAAAAACTTATCATCTTTAATCTCACCCATTGCAACTTTCTTCGCTCTATCAACTAAGTCAACACAAAATCCATCTGTCTTAAAACCTGCCGTACTTATTAACATTACTAATGAGTCTTTTCTTTTGGCGGCACTTTTCTGAGCATTACGGAAAACCATTTCATCTTTTAACAAGTGTATCTCATCTATGAATGCGAGCACTAATTCAAGTCCGTCTATTTTCTTATCATCATTAGGAACTACTTTAATTCCACCCACATCATTAACAAACTTTATTGGTCTTTCACCTCTTTTGATATTGGAATCATAAGAGTTCAACATTACTGCACCATTATTGAAATGTAAGAATTGATGAAGTTCAGGACTGTGCATAACAGTTTTATGTAAATCCTGAATTACTTTTGCTCTATTTTCAACTGTGCTTATAATTATTGATTGAGGACTTATTTGTTTATATCCCAAAAGGAAATATAAAGAAAGTGCAACACCTAGTGTAGTTTTGCCATTTCCTCTTCCCATATACGTAAATGATTCAGAAAATCTTCGTTTGTTCGTGCCTCTGATATACATTCCGAATATCATTGCAACTAGATATGCTTGCCAAGGAAGTAACTCAAGTTGTTGATATCCCTTATCATCATACGCAATGTTAACTAATGACAGAAATCTAAATATACGGTCTACTTTTTTGGTCTTGATCTCATATTCAGGAGTATCTTTGAACCACTTAACTACACTTTTAATATAATCATTAACTATTATTGAGTCATTCTCAATACCGTCTCTATATTCATAGACTTTCTGCCAACAATCAAAAACATATTTATAAATATCTTCTGATTCCTTATTCATCTTTGATTTGATTCATTTGTTCAAGGAGTGAAAGGCCTGTATCAATCTTAGTTGTGACTTCAAGTTTCTTACCTTTCTTAGAAAGTCCTAAAAGTTCAAGGTCTGCACGTATTTGTTTTGAACAATCACCCATTACCGTAAATGCAAGATTAAGAAAGTATCTTTCAGTGCCTGCAGGTCTAATCCCAGGAGTATCTGGTCCGGTAACTCTTCGTCTGTAACCCTCACTCTTAATATCTTTTTGAGTTTGCTTAAATATCTCGTAATAAGTTTCTATTCGTTCGATTGCTAAATCATCAGAAGTCGTGTAATCTGCGCCTAATGCTTCTATCAGTTTATCTCTTAATGTCATTTTAGAATGGTTATTTAGAGTATATATCCATTAAAAAAATGAAAGGATTAAGGAATAGTCTCAAGTGTATACAGGGTTAAACATCAGGGAGTTCAGGGTTCAGTGACCAAAAATGCTATATGATGAACGAAAATATTAAGGTGATATCTTGGCTTAATGTTCGATAACATCGATAGATAGCCCCATTATATTTGCCTGTTTCATTCTTAGCTTTTAAGAATATATAAACAAACGACATACACTAATGCGACTACTTAACCTCAACCAATACGATGATCGTCAACTCTTCTATCGTTCTAAAGAATGGAGAACTTTAAGACATATAAAGATAGGGTCGCAACCTTTATGTGAATATTGTTTGAAGAAGGATATACTAAAACCTGCAACAGAATGTCATCACATCATCGACATATCAGACGTGCCTACAATTGAGAACGCACTCAATTACGACAACTTAATGTCGTTATGTAAAGAGTGTCACAGTCGCATTACTGCACAAAAAAAGAGACCCGTTTGGAGTCCCTTTAATCTTAAAGAGTTCATATCTAAGAACTCACTAACAACTTAATATTCCTTTGTACTTCTTCATTACTATCATTCTCTTTTGTAAGTTCTACATTATTATGATAGTTCCATACAGTTACATACACCTTATATTGTTTCAATCCTAATGCTTTCATTACTAATGTTGATATGTATTGAATCATAACTGTGTCACTTGGTCTACCATTCGTCTTACATTGACTTCGCATTGTAACACAAACAATCAATTTATTCTTTACTATTTGAAATCCTAGTCCCATCATACAGGAGTTGTTTATATTGTTATTGACTGATATTGCTGCCTGCCTTGACTCCCTGAACTTATTTAAGGTATCAACTATTCTTGGTATTTGTGGTAGAATCCTGTCTTTATAGCAAGTCTCGTCTACACCGTAAGGTAAGAATAAGAATGAGTTGACTTCTTTGAAGGGTAGAGTGTAGTGATAATTTATAAGTGGGTTCATTGTTTGATATTACATTTAGCACTGCTTTCAATATAACCCCAAGAATTTGTTGTTTTACCTGT